GCAAGGGTGAATGCCAGCAATAGTGCTAACATGTGGATGAACGTAGGGTCATTATAGACCTTATGCGGTTATTTAGCAACCATGCACTGTATAATGTGATACAAAACCTTACAAAGCAAAAAAATTGCCGGGATTTTTTCCCAGCATTTTTGAAATCACTTTCGCTTTTTGGTTTCAGATGGTTTATATCCCCACGTCTTGGGGTTAGTTTTACCTTCTGTCCACTTCATTCCCCTAAAATCACGATATTTGTCCCAATACTCGTCAAATATATCAGACTGGAGCCCCTGAACAATATCATGCTTCTGCTCGTGATTGTCACCATAAGTTACAAGATAGGAATCTCTTGGTAAAGAACTATCATTAGCAAAAGATGGATCACAATTTACATGAATAATATTAATACACTTTCCCATATCAAGAACGACCGCCCCACTGAATATCTGGATACGCTTTTGATACCAAGTCCTTAGTAATTTTATATTTACTTTGAAGGTTTTTATCTTTAACTAAACATAAAATTTCAGATTCTAAAGGATGTAACCCTTCTAAAATATTAATAAACATAGTCTCTCTACGAAGAGAACTTAAACTATCATTACCACCTTTTACAAAATTATAAAATTTTACATATTCTTTACGAATAGTTGATTTACCTTGATCAGTTGCCCCTATTGATTGGGAATTTAGTTCACCCATTTTATATACGGCATCATTAATCTTTTCACTCAATGTTCCACCAAAAGAATTTTGTTCACTAACATTTGAATATGGAACTTCTCCTTGCGGAAGTAGAGAAATAATACTCTCATCAAAATTCCATATTAATATAGTTTTCAATGATGGATCATCATACTTTTGTAAGACTTCAATTTTTTTAACTGTTGATCTTTGTTTATCAACAAGAGATAAAACTTCAAACAAAAAAGGATTTGAAGGTAATTCTTGAATTGGTTTTTCGGACACCACAACTTTTTTAGTTGATACTTTTTTAGTAGGTGTCTTCGTCATCTGTGTCTTCGTGCTCATAATCGTTTTCAAATCTAAAGGCAATTACTTCATCAGGAATAACATTTCCATGATTATCATAAAACTCAGGATGCATTTTTGGCGTCTCCTGATAATTTAACATATACTCTCTGGCAGACCAACCCCCCAATATTCCAAGTATAAAAAACATTATTGTCAAGAATGAACCAAATACTAAACTAATTGCTAACATTTCTTATCTCCAGAAACTACTGATTTTTTGTCACATTTAATGTAAATTCAAAGTATATTTGTATTTTTCTATTAAAGAAACAAATCAGTTTTTGAAAAATTATTCCAAAGGGTTTAGATCTTTTTTTCTTTCCTCCAGTGAGTATAAATTCAAATCCACGATTTTTTTTGTGGTTAAAGTTATTTATGTCAGCATTAGACAACTTTTTTTTCCTTAAGAAATTTAATCGTTTCAACGCACCCTCCTATTTTTTCACCATCACAAGATACTTGTGGAAATGTTGTATTATTTCCAAATTCAGAATAGAATTCATCCCTACTAAAGTCTTCGTCTAAAGTATATACGACAAAACTACTATTTGTCATTTCTAAGACTTGTTTAACTTTATAGCAATAAGGACAATTTTCTTTCGAATAAACTGTAAAATTCATAATTGAGGTAAAGAGTATAATTTTTATTATATATTAGTTTTTTAAAAACCCATATTTTTTCTACGTACAAATTTTAAGTCATATGTAGTATATGTAATTGGGATACTGGGATTATTATATGGATATTGATGTGGATGATACTCCCAATTAGAATCTCTCCAATTATTCCCCCACTTTTCTGCAATGTAGTACATATTACAATCGTGAGAGTAATCAACCTTTTCTTTTAAAGATAAATCGGTTCTCCAAGTTTGAGATCCACTTGTTTTGTAATCTACATCACCATGAAGATAGTCATTATCAAGAGATTCTGTTTTTATGTTTTTCAGCATAAGACGAATGTGATAATCACAATCTTCAACATATGCTGGATAAAAATTCTCATCGAATAATCCGCATTCTTGAATTACCCAGTCTTTAATTAAAAATAAATCCCACTGAAATTCTTTACCTTTCACAACTCCAACGTCTTCTTTTTCAGATGTTCTTACCATAGTGTCCAAGAATCCAGGAGTAAATGCAATGTCATGACTTGCAATAATCCAATAAGGATTCATCATATAAGATTTAATAATTAAATTCCAAGCACCAGAGCATCCAATATTTGATGGAAGATTGCAAACTGTAATTTTTTTAATAAATCTATGTGATGATTTAGACAACTTCTCCAATTCTTCGTCAAGTTCTCCCCTACCATTATTATTAATAACACATAGTTCATTAACGGGATAGTCGATACTGTCAATTAATCTTTGCAACCAATGAATTCCATTTACGATTGGAACACCAATAACTGGAATTGGTTTAAAATATTCTGCAGTGTCTACTCCAATATTTCTTAAATTACTTTCCACCTTAGACCTGTATTCATTAGTCAGTGGATAATTTTTTATAAGATCTAATAAAATTTCTTTACTCTCTTCAGACTTTCCCCACCACCAAGCAGCGAGTGATTTTTCATAAAGCAATCCATATTTTCCAGGATATTCCACATCAGTAATCAGATCTGGATGAGATTCAAAATCAGCATACATCAATCCATTATTGGCCTGAATGTAACAATCTTGCCACCATTGTCTCACTTCGGCAAACCTACTTAAAAGAAAGTATGCTTCTGGACGAGATGGAATTAAACAGAGTGCTTGCTCAAGAAGTGATTTTGCACTACCATCCCTAGTTCCCTGTTTCTGATAACAATATGATGCCCTAATTAATGCCTCATATGCAAGATGTTCATTTTCAGATCTTTCTGCACATCTAAGAAAATAAGATAGTCCAGGTGCTGTATGCCCGTTGTTCTCATACCAAACACCCAATTTAAAATTATTAAGTGCATTTTCAGTATCTAAAGAAAATTCAGTAATAAGATTCTGAAGACTTTCGTTTTGATTTATCATGATAGTTTCATCAATAAATTTACCTTTCCAATATTCTAAAACTTGTTTATTTGCATGATAATGGTTATTTTTTTGCCCCGCATTTACATCATCGTCTTGATCCTTCGAAAAGGTAGATTCAAAACTAATTTCTTCAACAAATAATGGAACAGTATATGTTTTTCCAAGAGTTGTAAAAAGAATATTTTCGATCAAAGGCATTACAGAAGAATTTGGTATTTCTAAGCAATACTCATTCCCCTTGATGTAAGTATCTATAAGTATTTTAGCATACTTTCTTTTGATAATATACGCTGTGGCACTCCAATCATCCCAATACCTTTCTCTAAGTTTAAAATCTCCAAAATCTTTGCGTATAGTTAACAACTGTACGGCATCCCAATCGTCTGGAAGTGAATTGATAAATTCTTGCCAGGTAAAATCCCAGTAAGGTATTGTCTCTAAACTAAGATCATCCTCACAAAAAAATGCATAATCATCATCATAATTATCATACCATTCTTTAATTGCTTTTAGGTGTGAAACACAACATCCAGCAGTTCCAGAATTTAATTGATATAAGTATTCTCCTGTAACAACATCTTCAGATTCTGAAAACCTTTTAGATATTAAAGAATTAATATGAATTCCATAATTTAAAAACTGTTTTTCAATGTTTTTTTGACGCTCCGTAGATTCTTCGAGAGACAGGTAATAAGATGTGGGAAAATTATTTAATTTTGTCATACCTTTTTCGCAATAAAATACTGTGGATTTACTTCAGTTACTTCCCATTTTGTCATTGGGTCTGCGCAAACGTAATCTTCTTTCATTTTAGATAACCATCCTTGATTTACATTTACATGCATCTGTGCTAAAGAAAAATCAGTTTGCCATTCTAGTTCTTGTCCAGAAAATCCCCTGTGCTTCATTCGTTCTTTTATATCATCTTCATATCCTTTTTCAGTCACCTTTGCTTCAAAATTTTCTGTTCTTTTTTTGTCCGAGTGTGGTATATGAATGACGTTATGATCATAATCTAATCCTCGTTTTTTCAATCCAAGATTTTCCAATCTCATCATAATATCTTGGTCTTCTGAAGCATACCATTTACAAAATCTTTCAGAAAATCCATTTATTTTCATAAAGTTTGATTTGGAGACATACAGAAAACCAAACAGATATTTGTAATATGGATCAAATCCCTTATCAATTGTATTCTGTCCGCATACAAAAGAATCATCATCAATCAAATATTCTTTATTATCAAAGAATTTAAAATACGGATTCAAAATATAATCACAATCCATTTTGAGAATATATTTACTTGTAGATAATGATGCCGCAAGATTAAGTGGTTGTGGTTGATTAAAGTATTCTTGATCGGGAACAGAGATTACTTTAATTCTATTATCCCAAGATGTTAAATATTCTAACGATTTATCCGAACTCCAGTCTACAACTATAACCTCAGAAATCTCATTGAAGTTTAACCAAGAACGAAGAGATATGTGTAAAGCATCGGATCTATTTTTGCAAGAACATATAGCAGTTATAGAATGTTTATCAAACACATTCTTAATTTTTTCTCGGGTATAATCTATGGTATTTTTCCACCAATCTAAAAGTTCTTGTTGCTTATCAATCATCGCTTGAGGATTTTCAGATAAATGTATGCATTTATCTGCAGCCTCTTTCCAATTTGAAGCAAATATTGCAGGAAGTTTTTCTTTATATTGGAAAGACCATTTAATTTCATCATCATAAGAAACTATGACTGGAATAGCGCCGCAAACAATCGCTTCATAAATTCTCCAACAATCTATAGATGAATTTCCTCTTCCGATAGGGATAAATTTAGAGTTACTATAAATTTCATGTATTTCTGGTTGAGATAATCCACCATTAGATGCACAAATATGGTACCAAATTCGCAAGAAATTATTAATCATTTCTTGTCTGTCACCTTTTAAGTAACCAACCCAAGACCAAAAATATTTTCGATCATTAATTGGTTTTACATTTTCTAAATCTACAGGAAAATCATTCAAGTATCCTAAAGGCTTTTGAATTGTATTTTCTGTATATGTTTGATTCCACTGAAAATGCTCTTTTATAAACAACTCACAATGATTTGCAAGTGAATTGTGGATATTATTATTCTCTTGCCAGAATTCATCCGATAATTGAACGATAATCTTTGGTTTTACTTTTTTGACAACCTCTAGAACTACTTCAAATGGTGGTGCATATCCAAAATGAACTTCAACATTTGGTTGCCTACAACTATAAACTAGTACATCAAACTTTTTATCATGTATTTGATCAGCATTTAAATACTCAACATCTTTTTCGTACCCATTTAGTAAATCATTTAAGATAAAATCATGAGTTAAAATTACATCTCTGGATAATAGATTGAGAAAAACTACAGAAATTTTCATACACTTAATCTTCGAAAATAAAATCTTGAACAAACTTTTGAGAAACTCTCAATACATAAGCAGCATTATCTTGAAATCCAAATGTAATTAAATAATCATCATTATATTCACACATACCAACTGCAAATTCAACTTCAGCATTTAAAAATGCAAATTGCTTAGAGACTTTTGCAATATCCCAGTTTTTATCCCAAACAATAAACCTATGACGATACGTTCCATCTTTTCTATCCGCTGGACTACGGAAAAGATAAGTTTCGTGATTAAGGCAAAACCTATATTCTTCTCCCATAGGAATAACTTGAGATCCACCTCTAAGATCTATACATCCAAGATCTCTCCAGTTTTTAACTAATACCTGATCGGTGGTTTGAGTTTCAATATTATACTTAACAACTTCAGTACCATTAGTCCACTTTACAAAGTGGTATGGCATATCCAAAATCGGCATCCAATTTTTTTCACAATAAGATCCAGCATCTCCAGTATGTCCTGGAACAGGAATTCGATTTTGATTTAATTCCTTTACACCATTCTCAGTAATTTCAATTTCACATAACTCCATTCTTCCCGTGCCAATGGTGTCAAGATCACGTCGAACACCGCAAGCATATAATTTTCCATCCCATCTTACAAGTCTAGCATCTTCAAGACCAACAAACTCCCAAAGTTCTTTATCAGGATGTTTGGAGGTATCAATATGATGATACCATTTTATATTCATATTCTCGTCCAGTTCACATACAATATTCCAGGTACGTAAACGGAGATCATCCTCTGGATGAATATAAACAAGTGGTCCCCAATGATGTTCAAATTTTTTCTTCTCTGAATGATAGAGAGTGTAATTAATATTCCTAAGGTTTGCAATAATTCTACCGTTATCATTATAAATTGAAGGATTCGTAATAGCAGGTCCCCTCAATTCTGATGATGGAATTAAAAGTGGGTGAATTGATCCACCATTTTCTAAGGCAAGTTTTACAAAATTTTCAGACATAAATTGCTCGTATATAACAAAAAATTATTTTTAAATTTAGTACTTTGATCATTACACTCACTATATATGATAGCACTGATAAGGTCCCAATGTCAACTTGACAGACCTTAGAAAACCAAGTAGACTACCTTTGTCCCGGTTAAAGATACATAATATTAATAATTATAAAGTAACTATGAGTTCTTCGTTTTTAAAGAAAGGTTGGTATTATATTCCAGATATAATTACAAAAGAAGAAGCAATACAAATTAAATATAAGAACTTAACTGGGGCTGTAAGAGATCTTGGAGGTCTCAAAACACACTTTGATCCAGAAAGAGGCAATGTATTAACATGCTATGCTCCACCGGCATGTGCTTTTGTAATGAAAAGAATTCAACCACTCCTAGAGAATTTAGTTGGTGAAGAACTCATACCTTCGTATTGGTTCTCTACAACATATCACAATAAAGGATGGATGAACTGTCATACTGATAGACCATCTTGTGAAATATCAGTAACGATGAATATTTGTGGAGATGCTGCTTGGCCTATTAAACTTAAAGATTTAGAAGGAAACAAACAATCTGTAGTTACACCTGTAGGATGTGGACTTGCTTATCTTGGAATAGATGTTCCTCATTGGAGAAGTCCATTAAGAACTCATCCAAATGACAGATTTATGCAACTCTTTCTGCACTTTGTAAGAAAAAATGGTCCTTGTGCAGAATATGCATATGATAAAAATCAAAAGTGTTATGAATTATTGAACAGGTGATTCTTCTTCTGGAAGTGGTGGAAGAGGATCATTAATCATATTAATAATTCTTACTTGATCAAATGTATTTGTTAGTTTCACCAACTCCTCATTACCTTGCAAATTAACTGGAAGTGATGGGTATGAGGTTGGAAGAGTATCAGAATTTGGAAGTACTCTTAATGCTTGTCTCCAAGTTTTAAAATCTTCATCTAAGGTATTTCCTTGTTCCAATTCTTTTGT